GAGTAAAAAGCGTAGTCAATAGTATCAAAATTTGCGTCTGAATTCGGATCAGTGTTTAAACCAACCATCATCAGTCGTCCAGTAGTAAATCCGCCACACACCCCGTTAAACGCAAACTGTAGTCTTGTTATTGGAGTTGAGACTGTTGAGTCTTGACAAACCTGTTTATTCCAATGCCCACTAGCAGAATCAGTGTAAGTGGTGGTAAGAGTGTTGTTCCACCGATCCCATGTGGGCGGCAGTGCGTCATTGCCTGAAGGCGATGCGTCTCGCCACACATCCACGCTTGCACCGTTCACCACAGACCCACACACCCCAATGTTTTCTGGTTTTAACCACAACACAAGTCCGTCAATATCAGCAGGATCAAGATTAGACTCTCTGTTAAGATACCACGCACTAGTGCTTCCTAGAGCAGCACCAATTGGATTATGTGATGTGATACCGTTTTCAGGTACATAACACCAGGTGTATCCCAATGAAGACCCAACAAACACCGTTCCGTTAGGAGTTGTCGATCCATTTGGCCCTACTTCAGTGGTGCTACCTATGTACGGATTGTATCCCAATGGATACAAGTCACCAGTCACTCCCAACCAGTAACCAGCACTTTCGTTTCCGTTTTTACGAAGATTTATGCTTGTGTTGAATGTGTACGGTGTGTACTGTCCAATCAGAGGTTTCTCAATGAATGTGCCTTGAGAACTTGATGACGATTGATTTTGCAATTCTTTTTTCACCAACACCGATCCAAACATACGAGTTCCAGACGGGTGAATAATAGTGTTAAGCACATCAAAGTACTGATTAAATGAAACCTCCGACTTTAATTCGTACGAAAAGTCTTGGTAATAGTTACCGTCTTGAATATGCTTGTTGGATGAAATCTTACCTCTGTTTCCCAAAAAGTAACCAGGATACTTTGTGATTACACTAGACACTAGAATTACTTTGGCGGTTTGTTGTCCTCCGTCAGAAATAATATTTGCAATAATAGAAACTGGATAGTTAATGCCTGAATTAGAAATGGCAATCTTCTTAATAGTTCCTGCCAATCCTATCTGTTCAATCTGAGCAGCAAAACCAACTCCAGTCAAGTCCTGAACAGTTACAGTGTCACCGACCTTATATCCCCTTCCAGGCAATTCAATGAAAAATTCTCCGAGTACGCTGAATGGAGTCTCTTGGTATACAGTTGATTCTTTGCGAAGCACCACTGGTTTTGTGTTCTGAAAATTTCCAACAACATCCCGAATAAAAACCTCTGTTATGTTGATACCGTTAAAAACATACTGCACAACATCTTCTATAAATGCTGAAGCAACTAGAGTGGTGTCTTCGTACTGTGATATTTCCCCATTCTTTACACTGAACAAATCAGTTCCATTTAAACTACTAATCTTTATGGATTTTGGCTCAACCCAATTTCCGTCAGAGATTTTCAATACGTCTTCTTTAGGATAATAAATATCTAAATCACTATCGTACAGAACACGGAATAAAAACTTGTAAGCACTCTCCGTGCCTTTATTCCCGTAAAAGTCTCGGATCTTTTTTAGAAGTGTCTTTTTATTGGGTTTATTCCCGCTAATATTTGTTGCTAACAAATCGGGGAAAGACTCCAAATATGTATTCTTGAAGTGAGAATAAAACTCTTCAGTATTCTTATCAATATCTCCAATAGAATCTAGTTTAGACAGCACATATCCTGGATTGTTCTGTGTTTCAAGCCACTCATAATACGCCTTAATGAATAGTACAAGTTTTGGATAATCCGAACGAATAAATGCAGGAAACTGCTCCTGTATAAAAGGAGACAGTAAGTTCTCCAATTTCTCAAGCGATGTATCAAGAATAATGTTCTTGATGTTTACCATGTTATCCTCGAATCACTTGCTTTCGATCAGTTTGAGTACTTACACCAACTTTAACAGAATCCGTATACGCTCGGTTCACACGCATTATCTTGTTCTCAAAAACAAAAAGGTCTGTGTTTTGTGGTTTTACTGTTACACTAAACAGAGGACTATTGCTGATAGGGGAGAACAAAGTGGAAAACTTAAGTTTTCCAGTAGCGTATTCAATCTTTCCAATATTTGGATACACTAAAATCTTTGATTTGTCTGCTTCTGTTTTCATCAAATTAATTTTTCCGTTTCCATCGTCTTCGATGTACACATCAGAAACAAGTGTGCCAATAGTATTAATATGTGAGAACGTGTTTGATGCTATTACAGAACCACAGTTTTCTCCCTCTTCGTGGTGAATTGGATTAGCAAAATCCATTACAAACCCTTTAGAAGACACCAATGTAGAAAGATTAACTGTTTTTCTCATGCTAACAGTTGTTTGATTAGACAGAATAGACGAATTAATTCCGTTAATTCCCTCTGCAAGTTTAGATAGGTAAAAATTATATCCAAAAGTTTCTAGTTTGGTTGAAGAGTAAGTAAACATATACGCAACAATCAAAGCTTTAAGTGTGCCAATCCCAATACTAATCTGTGTGGGATCGTATGTGACTGTGGAATCAATCACAATATCAATGTAGTCAGGATCAACAATTTCTGGAGTCACAGTAACAATAGAAGAGTCTTGTTTTATGCTTTTTGCAAGCGATATCTTTTCCGGTATTGTTAGTGCTGTTCCTGCTTTTGGTTTTATAGCTATAAACACCTTTCCGTATTGTGGGGGGATGGTTGTTTCTCCACCGTACACAAACACGGAGTCTGCATTGGGATATTTTTTTATAGTGGTAGCAATGTAGTCATTTTCAGTTACAGCACGGTTCTGTGATTTATAGAATTTAGGAGCAAGAAACTTTATTCTTGAAATTGTTTCTTCTGCTATTCCACCAGAAGAAGAGGAAATTGTTTGAATAGAACCAATACCGTCGATGGCTGAAGAAAAACTAGTAATACCGTTTGCTGCTGACGCATTAGTTTCAAGATATTCCACAGTTACAAGACTACCAGTGGCAGGTTGTTTACCTAAAAAATTATCACCAAAATACAGTTCATACATACCTGCTTCTTTTTCTTGCAAGAAGAAAACTTTTTTATTGGGTGTAAGGTCGATATACGATTCAGAATACGACCACACATCAGAAATTCCGGTAGAATCACTTGCAGAAGCTTGAACACGAACTCGTATAGTATTTGTGTCTATCTTGTCGTTTGGAATAAGAAGAATAGAAGATTCTTTTTTGTTTGGATTATAAATGTAACTCATTCTACGAATGGTGCCTTCATGTACTTCTATATTTTTGAAGGACGCAGTTGTTGTGTCAGCGTATACTGTTTGTAAAAGCACAAACTTGTACTGAGTTCCTGCGGCATCCGTTCCTATAAATTCAGAACCACGTGATAGATATGTGTTAGAGTCAGCACCAACAACCATTACAGTAAGAATTGCTTTGGAAGCTTTTCTTGACGATGGAACATAACCCAAAGACTTAGCATGGGACACTACTGATGGACGCATAACTGAACTATCCAAAAACATTTCATTTGCCACCATGTTTGCGTAAAAAGCCTGATAGTGGGTGTTATACGCAAGCACGTCAAGAATTGTGGACAGAACAGAGCCATCAAAATTATAATCCTTCAAGGTTTCCTGAGTAGACAAAAACGATTTAAGAGAAGCTTTTGCTTCACTAAAATCCAGTCCTACGATGTTAAAACTATTGGGATTAGCCATTAGCGCAGCCTTTCTAGTACTACTGTTATTCTATCTGTATCACCAACTGCTAAGACAGAATACTCAACAGTTACTGTGTAGTGATTATCATCGGGATTAGAAACCACATCAACCACAACACTTCCTATTCTTGGTTCGTGATTTCGTATGGTGGTTAGTATCCTATCGCGTATTTCTATTGTGGTTATTGCGTCTATTGGTTCAAACAAAAGATTTCGTAACGAACATCCAATATTTGGTTGAAACAACCGCTCTCCATAAGAAGTAGAGAGCAAATTTCTAATAGCACTTTTGATGGCACGAGAATCTTTTGCCAAAATTACATCTGCATCCTTTGGATTTTTTGCAAAGGTAGCATCAATATCAGTAAAAACTGATTCTTTATTTCCTACTACTCGTAATGGCATTATTGTTTTTTCCGATTCCTCTTACTTTGTGTTAGATGAAATTGTATGTTTTGTGTGTTGTTTCGTATCAACTCCATAATCATCTGTTCTGATACACCTTCTCTCTGTATTGAATCCAACTCCTCAGAAGAACACCAATGACAGCACAAAAATCCAAGAGGGGTCAAACCATCATCAAACTTTAGTGGCACTAAACTAAAATATTCCACATTATTTATCTCAAGTCCAGACCTAAACGATGACTGTGGTATACTGTCTGTTCTAATAATTGAAGCCTTGTTCTCATCCATTATTCGTATAATATCAGCGTATCTGGTAAGAAAGACATCCTGTGAGTCAAGCATTATACTTTGAATTCCGTTTTCGTATGACTCATGTGTTACCGAAAACCGTTTAATTGAGGTTCCGTCAGCAAAAGATCCGCCATTATGAAACTGAAAAATAAGACATCGACAAGCTCTGATAGTAATGCGTAGTTCTGTTAGTAGTTCGTGTATTTGACTATGTGTCTGTACAAACTTTGTCTCTTCTTCTTTACAAAAATTAAACTTAAGTTTTTTCTTACGTAAAGCACCCACCAAACCAACACACAAACCAACCACAAATATTCCAAATATCTCACCAATCATCAAAGCTATATCTTTGGAGGAAGACAAGTGTTCAACAATAGAGGGGTTTGTTGTCATCTTGAGCTGGTTCCAAATCCAATAGAATTACCCCGAACCACATCAATAAATTGGGGACTAACAAGACTTCCGTTTAGAGTGCTTCCGATTTTAAAACACGGATCAGTGCTTGCTTCATTTACAAGATTTGCTAAAGAGTTAATGCTTGTATATTTTTGAATAAAGTTTGCAGCTTCATTTTGTATTGCAGACGCTTGTGCCATTACATTCCCTATTGCTGCGTTTGCAGCATCTAATGCTTGAAACGCCGTGTTTAATCTCTCCGACAACTGCTGAACAGCACCTGCTGCATCTGTTCCCAAACTACCGTCACTAAACTGATTTAAAATATTTTCAATGTCCACATTTGCTGCTACTGCATAATTTATACTTAGTTGTCCGTTCTGATTCACCACATTTAATCCACCACCAATATCAAGTCCCTCGATTCCCAAAGCACACGACAACTCACCGTACAAACTCAGTGAACTAATAATATTCACTAATTGCTTTGGATCTGTAAATCTATTGCATTCTGTTTCGAATCCAGTAACAGTGTTTTGTAGTTGCGTAATTTTAGTTTTTGCCTGATTTAATTGCGGCAATGCCTGTGCCAATACTGGCGGAAGCTGACCTTGTAAAGGAGTTGCTCCCGCCGCGTCTATTAATCCATTTAATCTGGTCACATTTGATCCACCAACCTGTCGCGCCATGTTAATAGCAGCAGCGTTAGGATTTTTTAACATCTCACTGCTTAATCCAAAGTTAAGAATCCCTTTTTCGCCGTCTGTTAGTTTTTGCTTGCACGGACACGGTGTTTCTGCCATAGATTACCCCACAAAAAAAGTACTTGAACCTGTAGGTTGGTGACCACAACTCGCTTGACTAGCAATAGTGCACACAGGAATGCCGCCAACAAGAAAATTCGAATTGCCTTGAACCATAACTGGATTATTATTGTGGGGAGAATCGTTATCGTGATTCTGTACCGGATTTCCTTCTACAGAAACAGGAAACCCGTCCACAAAAAAGGACGGATTACCCACAAGAATGGTTCCTCCTGCTGTGTCTACATTTGCTCTGCATACTCCAAATCCTGGCATGGTTTTCTCCCTTGTTTAGATATAAGACCCACCATCAACCTGTGCGCCAGTAGCACCAAGTTTATCACCAATCGGAGTAAATCCCGAATTTAACTCTTCTGGCAGGTAACCTTTTGTGCTTTCAACATTGCACACATACGAAACACCACCACGCTCCACCACATCTCCGTAGGTGTACACAGCGTATTCTGAAGACCCTTCAACATACTTACGGTGCTTGCCTCGGTAGTTCATGCTCACGATCCACCACCCTTAACATTTACCCGCTTTGGTTTTACCACCGGTTGACCAGAATTCACCTCAATTCGTTTTCCTTGCTGCATAACCATAACATTGCTGTCCGTAATAAACGATATGCTGCGTCCAGAAAATCCAATGTCTCCGTCCGCATAAAATTCAATTTTTTTGCCCGATGCTTTTAGAGAACCTTCAATCTGAAGATTTACATCGTCTGTGGCAAGAATATTTGTGTTGCCTGTGATCTGTATGTTTCCACCACCATTAATAGTAAGGTTCACCGCACCATCCACCACAATGTTTAGTCCTCGCTGACCAGATATGTGAATGTTCTTGTTGCCGTGGACAATTTCGTAATCGTCACCCACAATACGCTGAACCCGTGTGCCATCAGGATTTGTGGGTTTTCCTTCTGCGTTCTTCCACCCATTGCCAATTTCCGTGAACGATCCAGAGGTGTGATAGGTGTGAATTCTTTCTGCACCTGGTGTGTCGTCCCACTCTTCTACATGACCACTTTCAGTGTATTTCACGTGGTTCTTTGGGTACTGTGCATTGTACGGAGTAGGTGGTTCGCTCCACACAGATTTCTGTGCCATGTCCGGTACACTCTTAATTCCCTTTTTAGTGCTTCCTGTTTTATACCCTACAACAGTAGATTTTATTTTTTCTGTGTCTTCATTTCTCGCAAGACGATTGGTGTCCTGTTCACCAATTACAGAGACACCAATAGGAAACTTCCGCGCTTGAACATCTGATGGTTTTGCAGGATACCGTCCTGTAGAGTCTGAAAATCCAGTGCTTGTAT